GTTGGGGCGCTTCCGGGGCGGGTGCTCGCCTTCGGCTTGGCGCGGCCGGCCGCGCTTTCGCTTCGGTGGTGCTGGCGCGTCGGAGGCCCCCTCGGTCGGCGCCCCCGCGTCCGTATCAGCGGCAGAAAGGGTGGCTGATCGCACCGCGACCAGGAGACGCGCGTCGCTCGGCGAGGCTTCAAAGGTCTCGCCCATTGCCACGCGCCGGCCCGCATAGACCAGCGGCCGGCGCGCAATCAGTTTGACCATGCCGAAACTCCATATGTGCGAAGCCGGCGAGCGGCTGCCCGCCGGCGTCCGCCTGCCCGGTTCAGGGCGCTGCGCACGCGCCGTAGTCGGCGCCGCTGATGTACCCAACGGCCTCGTCTCGTGCCTTCTGCCAGTTGATCCACCGCTCGGCCCGGATGCCGACGCAGTTGCGCTGCCACAGGCTGAAAGCCGGAGCCGTGCCGTTCGCCAGATCGAGTGTGGCCTCGCGGCTCACGTCGACCTGCACGCCGCCGTCATCGGCCAGCAACACCTCGGATTGCTTGATCAGGACGATGATGTCCTCGAGCGCCGTGCTCTGCGAGGTGACGACCGTCACACCCGCGAGCGTGCCGCCCGCCGCGCCGATCCCGCCGAATTCGGGCTGGCCGAGCGCGTTCGTCATCATGCCAATCGAGGTCGCCATGACCTCCGACATGACGAGCGCCGATCCCGAGACGCTGATATTCGCCGCGGTCAGCGTCGTGAAGAGGCTCCGCAGATCGCAGCGCAGGGCCGCTGCATCGTCGCCCGTGGACGGGACGGGGGTCGCCGTATTGGTGACGGAGGCCGGGCGCACGCCCGCGCTCGCCGTCACGGCCGGATCGAGGAACTGCTCGTCGAGATACTGCGCGATCTGCGCGATCATGTCCTGACGCACCGTATCCTCGGCCGACGGACTGGAAAGCCGCGCGAGTTCCTCGGTGATCACGACGATGCCGGCGACTTTCGTGTACGCCATCGTCACGTAATCGAACGCGAGATCGCTCGTCGGCTTGACCAATCCCTCGCCGACCCATGCCACCGTCGAGCCGGAGGTCTGCCGCGCAATGCGAACGTTGAACGGCACCCGGCGGAGATTGAGCTTGCCGATCACGGTCGCCGGCCGCAGGAGCTCGAGGAACTCCGCCGCGAGTTGCTGCGGATAGGCGAGCGGTGCCGCCCAGTCACTGTCGGTCGTCGAGCCGGCGGTGCCCTTCTGCTCGAGCGCCCGGATCACTTCCGGCGTCGAGTCATTCCACCGGCGCGCGAACATCAGCGCATCGCTGATCGAGCCGCGTGAGTTGGCGAGCGCCATCGCGTTGCGCACGAAGGCCGTGCCCTTCGGCACCCGCGGCTTGCCAATGGTGATGACCGAGCCGGCGCGGGCCTGCAGGGCGTCGTCCTGACTCTGCCCGGCGACCGGCTTCGCCTTCGGCAGTACGGCGCGCTCCATGTGCCGGCACCGCTCGATGTCCTTGAGGACCGAGTCGACCTGTGGCGTCAACCCGTCGAAAGCATCCTGCTCTGCGGTGTCGAGCGTGCGCCCCTCGGCGCGCGCCTTGTCCATGATCGAGGTCTGCTGGCCGATCAGCGAGGCGTGCGTCGCCTCGAGCGATCGGATCTGTTCCTGTACGTTCATTGATCGTTGGCCTCCCGGCCTGAGTGTGGTTGCCGTGGCGCCGGCCGTTGATGTCGGGCGGCCCGGTGCAGCGAGGTTCTCGGCCAGACGCGGCCTCTCGCTGTCCAGGGCCCGGACGGTAGAAATCGTGGCTTCGGCGTTGGCGGGAATGGTGACGAGCGAGAGCTCCACCCATTCCCATTCCTTGAACCGGACGCCGCCGGTCTTCAGTCGCTCGACGGCCCCCTCGATCGCCCGAAAGCCGATCGAGACGGCACCGACGAGTCGGTATTTCAAGCTGTGGATCGCTTCATCCACGCGCTCCTTGAGCCGACCCGCTTCCTTGACGTGCGGAAGCACCGCGCGAAACGGTATCCCCTTTTCCGTCGGCTGCGCGAATTCCACATGGCCCACCGGCTGCGTCGCATCGTGCTGCCACAGCAGCGGCATCGGCAGGGCAAAGCGCGCGCCCAACGGCTCGACGATGTCGCCCATGCGATCCGGTGTCGGCGTGGACGCCAGACCCGAAATGGTCGTGCTGTGGGCATCGCTCGCCAGGGACTTGACCTCGATCAGTGAGTAAGCGCGTTCCATCGGATCACCCCACGACGAAGACCTGATACTTGCGCTCGCCCTGAGTGGAGGCGGCCTGTCCCAATGCCATCGCCAGCGCCACCGCGCCGTCAATGCGCCCGGTTGCCTTCGACTTGTCGAGCTTGCGATTGCCGGCCGCGTCGCGCGTGACGACGGCGTTTGCCACGCACATGGTGAGCACCGGATGACCACCGTGGCGGATGTTCTCGTCCAGGAGCTCGTGCTCGAGCACGTCGAGCGCCGGTGTCATGTCGCGGAATCCCTGCCCGTGCTCGATGAGCGGCAGCGTCGCGCCGAGCCGGCTCAGTTCGGCCTGCAGCAGCTTGATGTGCCAGCGATCGAAGGCGATCCCTTTCACCGGATACCGCGCACAGAGCTCGACCAGATGCTGCGCCACCCACCCATAGTCGACCGAGGCGCCGGGCGTCAGCGTCAGGTGTCCCTGTCCCGCCCAGACGTCATACGGCACGCGATCCCGGTGCGCCCGCTCGTGCACGCCCCGCTCCGGCGCGAAGAATTCGCTCTTCACGTGCCAGGCACCGCGACCGTCCTGGCCGACCATCACCAGCGCCGTGAGGTCGGCTTTCTCGGAGAGGTCGAGCCCGATCCAGGCGCCAGCCGCGAAGGCACGCTCGTTCACCGCCCCGGCATTCGCGTCCCAGATGCCCCGCGCGATGAACGGCGAGGACACGTTCACCCGCTGGTTCAGCACCAGGTTGCGATACGCCGCCTCGCGGGCTGGCATGCGCCGCGCCGCTTCCGCCTGGCTGCGCACCTCGGCTGCATTCAGGAAATCGCCGTGCGCCGGATTCGCCTGGCAAATCGCCTCGTCCGAAAACGGATCGAGCGCCTCATCTGCGGTGTAGAGAAACAGCACCGTCTGCGGGTCGGCACCCGTCTTCGCGTCGTCGATCAGGATCGAGAGCAAGTCGCCGTCAGTCGGCGCCTGCGTCGAAATGATGATCGACAGCGGCTCGTCCTGTGCGCCGGCGGCCGTCTCTAGCGCCTCATACAGCGTCGAGCGCGGCCCGCGCACCTGGCCGAGCTCATCATGCACGCACAGGGCGGGCGACAGGCCAAACGCGGTCGGCGCTTCGGCCGATAAAGCTCGGTACAGCGTGCCGAGCTCCGGGCAGTAGAGCTGCTTCGCCGTGTCGCGAATGCCCACGACCGGCGACAGCGTCGGCGACATGCGCACCATTTTCGCCGCCAGTGAGAACAGCAGTCCCGCCTGGTCCCTGCTCTGCGCCGCGCTGTAGAGCTGGCTGTGCGGCCTGCGCTTCGCCTCCGGCCCGCACAGGTGCAACAGCACGTGAAAGGCGGCCTGCGCGGTCTTGGCGTTCTTGCGCCCTCGACTCGAAATGTACCGCCGCGTGACCGCCGGATTATCGTAGACCGCCCGGATCTCTCGCCGCTGCCACTCGCGCAGCTTCACCGCCTGACCGACGAATTTCCCATCCGGCACCCGGCAGTGTTTCTCGATCCAGCGGATGTTGCGCTCGCCGCGGGTCTTTCCCCCTTTGTCCTCCCATGGTGGGTGCGCTGCGCGAGGCGCGCTCACGTCCACCAGCGCCGCACGACTCGCCGCCGATTTACGACCTCGTTGCAGCATCGCAACACTGTTTAGGAAAATTCGACTGCGCCGCGCTGTCCGCTCGATGAGAGGAAATCTCGGTTGTACCCCCCGGCCGCGGCCAGCCATCCACCCCCACCGTCGGTGCTCGCTCGCGCAGCTTCAGATCGCGTCGCGTCTTCGCATCGTGGCAGTCCTTGCAGAGCGACTGAAGGTTGCTCGCATCGTCTCGACCGCCACGAGTGAGCGGCACGATGTGATCGACCTCCTCGGCACGGGTAAAAAAACCCTCGCGCTGGCAGGCCACACACAGCGGGTGGGAGCGCAGCCACTTGGCGCGTCGGGCGACGCCTCGGCGTCCGCTCAGGCGCTTAACTGAGCGTGGCGAACGGACCTTGGTCCTCATCTTTCTGGTTCTCGGTCAGTTCGATCAGGCTCACGAGCTGCTGGGTCAGTGTGTTCAGGCTCTGCACCAGTTGCGCGAGGTGAAAGTTCTGTGCTGTCAGGGCTTGCGTGAGGGCGGCGAGCGCGAGCTCGTGTGCGTTCGATGAATTCCCGCAGTCTGGCTCGGGCCTTTTCACAGCTTCGGCATGGCATGGTGTTTCCTCGCTCATGCATCAGCTCGGCAGCACGCAACGTGCGAGCACGACTTCGGAGCGGGGCTTCCGATACAGGGTTACGTCCTCGCGCCGCACGGCCCAATACTCGGCCGGCACGTCGGCTTCGCCTGCTTGGACCGTCACCGGCTCCTGGCCGACACACTCAATCCCGACCTCGATCGTGCCAACGTCCCGTCCGACGTAAATCCCTTCGCGGCCTGGTATCGAATCCCAGACCGTGCTGCTAATGGTGACCGCAGTCGGCGGTTTCGGCGTCGGAGGCGTGCTGCAGGTTGCCTGTACCGTGGCGGCACCCGAGGGCAGCGTGATGGTGGTCGTGGCGGGGCCTGCCATGTCGGAATCAAAGAACGGGCTCACGTTGCTCGTCGCACGCACGCCGACGTAGCGCGGTCCCGCCGGGAGTCCAGTCAGGACGTAGCTGGTGGTAGCAGGCGTTAGGACGATGGGCGGTGCGTTGGCAACGTCGTTCGAAATGGCGGCGTGATAGACCTTGTTGCCCTTGAGGCTGACAGCGCTCCCGTCGACGTTCTGCGTCGGATTCGTCCAGCGCACCGTCGCGCTCTCAGTGGCGGCGCTGCAAGTCAGGGTAAACGTCATCTGCGCAGAGTTGATCTCGACCGGCTGCGAGCCAGAGGCGCCGGCACTGCCGCTCCACGAGCCTGACTTGGTGCAGGCGCTGGCATTGGTGGCGCTCCAGCTCAAATTGGAGCTGTAGGGACAGGTGCCGGTGACCGGCGATGCGGTCAGGTTGACCGTGATGACGGTCGCGTTAGGCTCGATGCTCAGGATCTCGCCACTGTGAGCGCAGCCCGCGAAGTACAGCGCGACGAGTATGGTCACGCATCTTGAGAGCCTTGTATCGACGACGTTCTTCATCGGTCAGTCTCCGTCGGCCTGGTAATTCGGCACCCGTTTTCCTGCTGTTGTCGCGCGCCTTCAGGAAGCGCGCCAGCAGCAATTCCCCGTGAGGGCGGGCCTCGTAGGCTTCGCGCAGGGCGCGCAGGGAGCCGTGGCGGGCGACTTCGGCCAGAAAGCTGGCAATGATCAGGTCTTTCTCGTGCTGGGTCCGGTAGCGATTCGGCGTCTGCAGTTGAGGTTGCTGTACGCAGCGACGGCACAATCCGAAGGCTTGTAGGTGCTTTCGGGTGGTGCCACCGCCGCACTTTTTGCACTGGACTTGTGGACCTTTGCGCACGGTTCCGGCACGACAAATGCCTCCCGTTCCGCTGAACTGCGGAGGAGGTTTCAGGGGTCGAATGGGGTCCGAAATCCCGTACTGGGTATTTTCGGATGTTGCGCTTATACCCCGTTTTTTCGGGGTTGTTAATCTCAGCCATTCAAAAAATTTTCAATGAACGAGCGCGCGGCCTGCACCCGGCGGTAGTACGTGGGCCTCGAGATGCCGATCGCTTGAGCTTTGGCGTCAGCCTGTCCCGGCATCACGTAATGGACGTCGAGGATCAATTTGCGCCTCGGATTCGAGGCCCAGTAGGCGGCATTGACGGCTCGCACCATGCGGCCGGTGTAGAGCTCCGGGTACGGCTGGTCCCACCGGCCGTTGCCCTTGCCGTGGAGGCCGCGCCGGTTGCCGAGCGTGCAGCGCACAGGTCCAATGAATTCTCGTGCGGTCAAAGGCGCCTCGACGCCGACGATGCGCCGTCGCTGGCGTGCCCACTCCTCGATGGCCACATCGATCACGTCACGGCCCCGGCGGCTCATGCGGATCGCCTCAGGCTCGCCTTGGTGGCGTAGGTGAGCTCGGCGATAGCCTCCTCCGCCGTCCGTGCCACGAGGATCGGCGCACCGCGCCAAGCCGCGTGCCAGTCCCGCTGATGCGGCTCGAGGTCGCGGCCCGGGAGCTTGAGCTCGACGAGGCCGGTCACGCCCCGGTAGCCGACGACGAGGTCCGGAAACCCGCCGCCGACCCGGTGCGTGTCCGCCACCGAGGCGCCGATGCGCGTCAGGGCCGCCACTATTTCGGCGTGATTCCCGTCCGCCCGCATGATCCGGCGGCGCATCAGGTTAGCGGCAGGAACGCGGCCAGCACCGCGAACACGACCGCCGTCCCGACGACGAACGCCACCCCGACGAGGACGGCGAACAGGAACTTTTCAGCGTCTGGACCGAGTGGTTTTAACTTCACGGCTTTCCCCTTTCGCCGGTAGCGGTGCCATTTCCGAGAGTTTCACGACCGGCCACGAGAGCCAGACCGGGTCGGGTCGGTCGACGGCATCGCCGCTGAGTCGGAGCGGTCCGAAGACTCGTCGCGCCTCGGTGACGAGCGCCAGAAGCTCCGGCGTTTCGGCGAGCTTTGCCTCGACGGCTTCGCGCTCCGTTGCCAATCGGCGCTCGATTCGAGCCAGCTTTTCGTCGATTTCGGCATCGGTGGTCACTGCGGCATCGGCTTCAAGACGCTGGCGAGGCCGAGCTCGGCGAGCCGGATGCGATTTTCGGCGGCGGCCTTGCTGTGCTCGGCGGCGATTTCGTCCACCGTTGGCGGCGGTCGTTTTGGCGGCTGCGGTGCGTGCTTGCCGTTTGGCCTGGCTGCCGCGCGGGCCTGCGCCTCGCGCATCCAGTTGCGCCAGGTCGCGAGCCAGTCGGATCGGCCGCGGGCGAACTCGTGGTCGCGGAACTTTCGTTCCTCGGCCGTCAGGTCCACGTCGGGGCACTCGGCGCGGATCTTGTCCCGGTCTTCGTCCGACGGCTTGAAGTCATCCGGACACCGTTTGCGTGGCGTAGCGCGCGTGCGCGCACTAGACACCGAAGGTGTCTTCTTATGGTCTTGGTCTTGGTCTTGGTCTGGTAACGCAGTTGTTAACGCTCGTGTAACGCTCGTGCGTTTCCGATGCGTTTCGACCCGCTTCTGAGTGAGCGCCTTCTTTTTCGCTTCGATTCCGTTATGTGCCTGAAAATTCGGCAGTTCTACCGTGTTCTCGTCTATTTCGCGCAGCCAATCGGCAGGCATGATTGATGTGAAATTGTCGATGCCGATGAGCTCGTCTAGCTCCTTGCAGCCGAGGTCAATCGTGTCGTCGTCGCGCGCATGAGAGTCCGCATACGACCACAATCTGATGAGTCCGCCACACACCAGCGTTACAGGGTGCAACGCACCAGCGTTACAGATGCGTTTCAACTCACGAGCCATCCGCAACACCCGCGGATCGGACTCGAGGTCTTTCTCCCATTTGATCCAGCCGCTCATTACTGCGCCTCCCATTGCGCGATCGCGGTGGCGAGCTCGCGCGCGTAGGCCAGGCCGCGGGCGGCGATGATCGACTGCGCGGTCTTCGCAGGGTCAGCAGAGAGACGGATTCGGTTCTCTGTGACACGTCCTGTGTCACTTGCTGCCCGCCTCACCTTCTCTCGGTTCTCTCCCTTCTCCCGCGCGACCTGGCGCAGCGACTTCCCTTTCGATTTCTCCCGCTGCACGTCCTCGCGGAACCCATCCTCCGGCGCCCCTTTCGCCTTGAGCATGGCAATGACAGGACGACCGTTCTCCGCACGCTCGAGCATCGCGTAGAGCGCATCCCACGATGGGAAGTGCAGCCCGCCCCACGGCTCGCCCAATATCCAACTCTCGATATCGTCGTGAGTGAACAGTTTCCCGTCGGCCGGGCGTATCAGTTTTCGCCATGCGTCACGCTCAAGCATCGACCGCATGAGTCCTGGCAGCACGTCGAATCCATGCACGGTGTCCCGCGATGCGTTGAGCAGGCTGTTATGCAGCGAGCCGGCGACGACATCAGGATCATGCTGCATCTTTCGGGTTCCTGAGACTGACTAGCCAGCCCTTCAAAAACTCGAGCCTTCGATGCAGTACGTCCTCAGGCGTCAGTACGTCCTTCGCGTTGATTCCGACAGCCCTGTTCGCGGCGTTATTGGCTTCCTTGAAGCCGATCGGCATTCCACGCCTTTCCGCTTCGCGAACGATCGCGGCCACCAGTTGGTCGTTCTTCTTGCTGACAGTGCTCTCGGGCATGCTCGGCTCTGACGCTTCAGCCATTGCCGCGGCCATTACTGGACTCATCGACTTGAAGGCGTCGGCCAATTTCTTAGCCTGCCCTTCACTGATGATCGGATGCAGCCCTGCCCTGCGCAGAGCGTCTCTCAGCAATTCCGTTTCACTGCGCCCGATCTCGTCGTGACGCTCGATGATCCCGTTTAGCTGCCCGCTGGATTGCAGTCCGATATTGACGCCTGGCGGCGGCGTTGGCGGCGGCGGACCCTTATGGTCGTCATCGTCAATGGCGTCCTCCGCCTCGATGACCATGCGCTCGATTTCCAGCGCGTACTTGATCAGCGTTACATGCTCGGGAATGAACACGCACGCGAACTGCGAATCGGTCAGCGACCCATCCCACCGGATGAAGCGCCCGATAAATTGGATGAAGAACATCTGCGTCAGCACGTTCGACGCATACACGCCTACGCGCAGGCGCTTGATGTCCACACCTTCCGAAATCATCTTGATCGCGATGAGGACGCGGTCGCTGCTGTTTTCGAATGCCTTGATCGCTTCAGCAGCACGCGGCGTGTCGTGAACGATGACGTGGCAATCCTTGACGCCTTTCGACCTCAGGTATTGCGCTATCGACTCGCAGTGATCTCGGTCAATCGCGGTGATCAACATCCCAGCATTCGACTGGTACTCGCGGATCTCGGTGAGGCGCGCGATCGCCGCGTCGATCATCTTCTTGGCGTTCTCGCCCTCATCCATGTCGAGCAGCGGCCACAGTTGGTCAGTCTTGCACCGGCCGGACACGCTGCGCTCGACGACGACGCCCGTGTCCGTGTACACGCGCTGCCACTTTGCGGTGCCGTTCCATCGGACGAACTGAACAGGACGCACGACCCGTGGGTCGTCCTCCGTTCCTTCGGCCCCGAGAGCTTCGCCGTATGAATACGTGACGTCCGCAAGTGTTCGGCTCAGCCTGCGGCCTTGGTCGTCCGTGACCGGGATGGTCTCGCAGAACGCCAGTTGTCCGCCCTTCGTGTTGAAGGGCGTCCCCGAAAGTGACATGCGGAATTCGGCGCCTTCAAATGAGTGCCTCAAGGCCTGGCCGAATGCAGCCTCGTCATCCGCGTGATGGATTTCGTCGAATACAACGAACACGCGATGCTTCGCGCATAGAATCCTGAATAGATCGGGATTCGCTGCGATCTGCGCGTAGGTATAGACCTGAACTGGCCTATTGGGGTCGAACATCTCATCGTCGCGATAGGCGCGAGCCTCGAGGTGTTCATTCGCAATATCGTCTATCGCCCCAATGCCGGATCGCTCGAATGCCTTTTTCCACTGCCTTTTCAGGGCGCGCGACGGCACTACGATCACAATCACGTCAGCGCCGTTCGATATCGCAGGAGCCTCCCACGCGGCGACCGTGAAACGAGTCTTCCCGGCACCAGGACACGCAGCGATCAGCGCGTGCCCCTTTCCGTTCGCCCGCAACTCCATCACCTTATTCAAGGCCGTTCTCTGCCACTTTCTCAGGTTCATACTTGTCGCCTTTCTTCCTGTTGCAGGAAGGACAGACCGCTTGCCCGTTACGGACATCGGTCGCGCCGCCTTTGGAGTACGGAACGACATGGTCGCCCTCGTACTGATCGAGGCGCCGGCAGCAGATGGCGCATCGAAAACCGGAATAGATCGCTAGTGCGCGTTTCTCTCGACGGCTGAATAGCCGGCGTGCCATGTCAGGCCGCCCCGCCCGCGGTCCACCCGCGGGAGACTCGGCCAGCGGCCGGCCTGTGGACGGGGCGATGGTTCTTGGTCATTCCGCCTCGCTCCGCGACTTTCCGTAGACGCCGGCAAAGCGCATGACGATGCTGGCCTCGTGGATCTTGCGGTCGGCCCAGTCGTCGAGAATCTTGCGGACGATGTCCTGCTTCGTCTGTCCCGTGCGGTAGGACTCTGCGTCGAGCACGGCAGCGGATTTTTCGCTGATGTCCTGACGCAGTTCGCGACGGTCGGACATGGATCAGCCGGCCGCCGCTTTCTGCCGCTTGAAGTACATGGCCAGCCGTTCGACGGTGTCGATCCGCGGGTTCTTGGTGTAGCCGTGCGCGATTTTCTCGAAGGTCTTCTGCGACACGCCGGACTCGGTCTCGATCTGCGTCCAGCGGTGGCGGCTCGCCTTGAGCTCCTGCACGACGTATAGAAGGGTTTCGCTCATGGGCGCGAATCCTAGACCCTTCTGTGGGTCTGCGCAACCCAACGGTGGTCTTTGGGTCAAGTCAGAATTAGGGCCTATGGTCCGCAGCCCGAAACGGCCCAAGACTATCGGCATGTTGCGATTCGTCCTTGCCAGCAACGTGGCGGCCCTGTTGCCGATCGTGTTCTCGGCCCTGCCGGACATCACTTCCCGGCAGCGGGCGCTGGCGAAGAATGCACACACGTCTCTCTCGACGATTCAGCGCATTTGCGACGGCCAGGTCGGCGCGACGATCGACACGATCGAGTTCATCGCGCGGGCGCTGAATACGACCGTTACCGACCTCCTGACGCCCTCCGACGCCACCCGGCGGGCGATGAATATCAGCCGCCAGTAGCCATTTTCGGCAGGGTTTCTGTCGAACCCACATATGGGTAGACAAGACCCGCACATGGGTTTATAGTCCTTTCCACGCCCGACTGACCGGGCCTTGGAGAGAGACTGATGACCGCCGCCAATACCACCCTCCGAATCCTCGAGCTCGCCGAGCGCCACGCCGGCCGGAACCCGTCCGCCGCGATGGCGCTGTCGGACGCGCGCATCAACTTCGTGACCGGCGACTACCGCAACGCCGGCCGCCGTGCGGTGGCGTCGCTCAAGCACAGCGTCGGGATTCTGGACCCCGACTACGCGACGGCTGAGGCGTTGCAGTTGGCGCAGGTGCCGCGATGAGCGACCCCATCGAAGCCCCCGCCGCCGAGGTCGTCGACGAAATCCTCGGGAAGACCGATGCGCCGGAATGGCTTGTCGGCGCCCTTATGCACGCCTACGTCACCGGGCGCAGGGACGGCGAGCGTTCCGTGCCGTTTGCCACCGGCTCGATCGACATCCGCACGCTGCAGGCGACCCGGCAATGAACCACACCTACCGCCACGGCACGCCGGCCGAGGTCGCCGAGTTGCTGCAATGGATCGCGCCTGAACAGCCGGAAGTCCGCGCGATCCTGATCAATCTCTGCGAGAGGATCGACGCGCTAGAGACGCGCGTGCATGAACTCGAGGCGCAGCGCCAGTGAGCACCAAGCCGCCGCGATGGGTCGCCGGCCGGTATCGCATCGGCGCGAATGACATCGACGCAATCGGCCGAATCGTTCAGCACATGGCCACGCGCCGCCATCATGTCGTTGCCCTCACCAAGCTCGACGCCGACGCGCCGCACAAATGGGAAGCGGTCGGAATATGCAAACGGACCCGCGCCTTGTGTCGCTTCCGCGTCAATACCGAGGGGGCGGCCGTGCTCTCGACGATCATCACATGAACGAATGGCAGACATTCTGTGAGGGGCTCGCCGCGTTGCCGGCGGAGACACTGCTACCCGGCGACATTGGCTGGCGACTGACGCCGGCGATCCTGCGTCTCTGGCGCGATTGGCAGCCGCGCAATTCGCACGAGATTGTCGGACGCGCGCTGACGGACATCCGTTCACACGACGCGAACCTGATGCTCGAAGCTGCCATGAGCGATGGCGATTCGACCGTCCCCCAATGGGTAATGCGCGACGCGTTGCGCCAGTGCGCTATAGCCGACGCATTAAGCGCGGCAAAAGCGATCCGCGAGAAACGCGGCCATTTAAAGGGCGTCGTGCGTGCCTTGCATGTTCCGGACCAGACTAATGGTGGCCAATGCTAACCGACCAGCAACTAGCGGCCCGGCGCAACGGTTTGGGAGGATCGGACTCTGCCGCCGCGCTCGGCCTGTCGCCGTGGAAGACGGCGCTCGAGCTCTGGGCCGAGAAGTCGGGACAGATCACTGCGCCCGCCGAGATCTCCGAGCCGATGCGATGGGGCAATCTGCTCGAGCCGGTCATCCGGCAAGAATACGCCGAGCGCACCGGGCGCACCGTCGTCGTGCCGCCTGAAACACTCGTGCATCCGACTCATAAATGGATGCGCGCGAACGTCGACGGTATCGCCGAGGTCGCGCGTCTGTTCGAAGCAAAAACGGCCCGCACCGCGGACGGATGGGGAGAGCCCGGCAGCGACGAAATCCCGCAGCCGTACTTGATCCAGGTCCAGCATTACCTGCACGTCACCGCATTCCCGGTCGCGGACGTGGCCGTGCTCATCGGCGGCTCGGACTTCCGCCTGTATGAAGTCCCGGCGGATCGGGAATTGCAGGACATGATCGTCGACGGCGAGGCCGAATTCTGGCGCCGCGTCGAGTCCGGCGAGCCGCCGGAGCCGGACTTCGGCAGCGATCGCGCACTTGATTTCGTGCGCCGCATGTTTCCTGGCACCAATGGCGAGCGCATAACCGCGGATGCGGTGCTGGAGAATTGGCGCGCGGTGTTGGATGACGCCGCCGGCCATCGCGATCGCTACGCGGCCGTCGCCGACATGGCAAAAGCTCATTTGCTGTACGCGATGGGCACCGCGGCTGAGCTCTCATTCGCGGACGGCAAAGCTCTGCGCCGGCGCGAAGTCACGCGAAAAGGCTACACCGTCCAGGCATCGACTTACATCGATGCGCGTTTCGTCGCTATCAAGGAATAACCCATGTCAACGCCCGAAACCGTCGTCAATCCATTCGCGGCCGGCTCGCCGCTCGTCGCCGTCCCGTCGAGCGCATCGGCTGCCGCCGTCGTGCAGCGCGAGGTCGCCGAAGTGCAGGCGGCGATCGTCATCGCCAAGCGATTCCCGCGCGATCCGGTCGCCGCAATGGATCGAATCCTGCAAGCCTGCACGCGCCCGTTACTGGCGCAGGCGGCCCTGTATCAGTACAGCCGCGGTGGAACGGACATCACCGGCCCGTCAATCCGCCTCGCCGAAGAACTCGCGCGCCAATGGGGCAACATCGTTTGCGGCGTAACGGAGCTCACGCGCGCCAATGGCGTTTCGGAATGCCTCGCCTACGCTCACGACCTGGAGACGAATTTCCGCGACGAGAAACGATTCCAGGTCAAACACTGGCGCGACACGAAATCGGGCGGCTACGCGCTCAAAGACGAGCGCGATATCTATGAAAAACTGGCGAACGATGGCGCGCGCCGCAAGCGCGCCTGCCTGTTGGCAGTCATTCCCGGCGACGTGCAAGAGGCAGCCGTCCATCAGTGCGACGCCACCCTGCGCGCAAAGGCCGACGTGACGCCGGAGCGCGTCAAGGCGATGCTCGAAAAGTTCGCGGAATTCGGCGTGACGCCGGCGCAGATTGAGGCGCGCATTCAGCGCAACCTGGACGCGATCACGGCGCCGCTCATGGTTGAGCTCGGCCGCATCTATAACAGCCTGCGTGACGGCATGAGCCGGCCCGACGCTTGGTTTGAAGTCATTGTGCCGGTCGCGGCATCGCCGGCCGAAGCTGCCAAAGCCGCATTGCGCGGCCGTCGCATGGCCGCGAAACCCGAGTCGCAGCCCGATCCAGGCCCGGCCCAGGACTTCAACCCTGAAGCGTCGCGCGCCGCGGATGCAGAGGCGCCGAAATGACCGAAACAGAATTTCAGATATTCTGGATGCTGATCGTCGTCGTCGTGTTCGTTCTGCCTCTCTTGGTCGGTGCGGCCTTCGTCGAGTTGTTCGCGCCGAAGTCGCGTGCGTGGATTCGACGTATCCGCAGCATAGAGGCCGGCAAGCGGGCGCAGGGACGGCTATGACCCTCGACCTGACCGACCGAGCGGAGCTGCTCGAAGTGATCGCGCTGCTCGTTGACGCGATGCGGCGCAGCGATCCCGACTACGTGGAGTCGCACCTATGCGCGCATTGCAGCGAGGAGGATTGGGATACCGCGCTCGTGGCCGGCGAGGAAGCCCTGGAGGCGAACGAGTGTTCCTGACGCCCGCCGAGCTCGCCGATCTGACCGGCCTGAAGCGACCGAAGGCGCAATATGCGTGGCTGCTCGAAAAGGGCTATCCAGTCCAGCTCGATGCCAAGGACCGGCCGAAACTGCTGCGGGCCGTCGTCGAGGCGCGGCTGGGTGCCACGGTGGACGCGCCGAAGGCACAACCTAACTTCAAGGCGCTGCATCAGTGAGTATATGGCGGTGGCTCCGTGGGCCGTAACAAGCGCAAGCACCGACACCTGCCGCCGCGCATGCGGTTCGCGCACGGCGCCTACTACTACGCAGATGCGCGCGGAGGCCGCAAACCGTGGGTTCTGATCGGCCACGCCTACGCCGAGGCGATCGTGCGCTACGGGCAGCTCGAGGCGCAGTCGGCGCACCGCCGGGACTTCGCCGCCCTGGCCGCGAAGTACACGGCCGAGGGGTTGCCGACGAAGGCCACGACGACGCAAGTCGTTTACAGGACGATGTTGAAGCGCCTACGCGCGGTATTCGGTGCGATGGCACCGGCGGACATCGAGCAGATACACGCCTACCGCTACATGGACGAGCGTGGCAAGGCAGTCGGGCGACAGGAGATATCGCTGCTCTCGGCCGTGCTCACCTTCGGCGTGCGGACGGGTTGGCTGCGCACGAATCCGCTGCACGGAATCAAGCTCGGCAGCCAGCGGCGGCGCAAGCGTTACCTCACGGATGCCGAACTCGCCGCCATCGTGGCCACTGCGCAGGTCGAGGTCGCGCACGCGATCCGGTTCCTGCACTACACGGCGCTGCGGGTGAACGACGCGCTGCGGGCCCGGTGGCGCGACTGGCGGGCCGATGGCCTGCACGTCCGAGTGTCGAAGGTGGGCGTGGATCTTGTGTTCGACCGCACGCCGGGGCTTGAAAGGCTGATGGTGGAACTGCGGTCGAGGAAGGTGTCGAGCCTGCACGTCCTCGCGGACCGCCAGGGACGGCCGTGGACGTACCGCAGGCTCTATGCCGCGTGGCAGCGGATCGCGCCCGAGGATGCGAACCTGCACGACCTGCGGCGCAAGCGCCTCACGGACCTCGCACGCGAGCGCGGGATAGAGGTCGCTCAGCGGCTCGCCGCGCACAGTGACCCGCGGATGACGCAGAGCTACGTCAGCGGGGAATTGAGGGTGGCGATCTAAGGTGCAGGCCGTGCCGCTCGATATCGCTGAAGCAAATGCGTTCATCGCCAGTTTCCACCGACACAATAAGCCAGTAGTCGGTGCCAAGTTCGCGATGGGGGCGTCCATCGATGGAAATCTCGTCGGCGTGGCAACGGTCGGCAGGCCAATCGCTCGCAAACTGGACGACGGATTTACTGCCGAAGTCACGAGATGTTGCGTGCTAGCGGATGCACCCAAAGGAACGCCATCATTTCTGTACTCGCGATGCTGGCGAGTTTGGTCGGCAATGGGCGGCCAGCGTATGGTGACCTACACGCTCGCCGTAGAAAGCGGCGCGAGCCTGCGCGGTGCCGGATGGCGTGTGATCGGACAGACGCCAGGGTGGGCCGAAGGCAAAGGCTGGACGACTCGTCCCGGCCGGCAATGGCAGGCGGCGACAGGACAGATCAAGTTACGTTGGGAGATGCCTTGAATAGGGAACAGTTGCGTAACAGCGGCCGCTAAGTAGTTGCTGGATCAACGACTTAGGTGCGCCGGAATTCATGGGCCCCAATAATGCGGGAACAGCGGCGAAATGCGCTCAATTTGGGCGCAATTAGCCGATTTAGTGTTGCCTTCGTTTAGGCAACATCCGGGCCGTAAGGCTTTGATTCGCGTGGTTAGCGGGAGTGGATAGGGAACAGAGAAGCAGGCCGGAGAAGGTGGCCGCCGGCATGGCACTGATCTGGTCCACGTGGGTTGCCTTTTCCTTGGCAGCCGCCGCGGCATTCCTCTGGTTCAGTTAGGAAGTCACGGCCCGTGTTCGCATTCTGACGGCGGCGGAACCACCTGTACCTCCGCGCTTTGCTCGAGCCGCGCACAAAGTCCTAAGCAGACCATCGTGAGCGTACCTGCCCGGATCGGTGTGCACCCGGTCAGGAAGGCGAGCGCGAGGATGGCTGCGCGGATCATGCGATGCGCCGGACCGTCATTCTGCTGCCTTTGTGGAACGTCACAGACGTGCCGCTCGAGGTGACTTGCCGGGCCTGCAACTTGAGCGTTCCCGAAGTGGAAAAGGTTGCCGTGGCATCGATGCGGAAGGCATTAAGACCGGTCGCCGTGAACGAGCCGAGCACGCCCGGCAGGGACGAGGCAATGCCGGCGCTCACCGTGCCGCTTGCCACCCGGTAATCCACGTAACCATAAATGCTGCTCGTCGTGCCGGAATACACCAGTTGCGTTTCCATATCTGGTGTTGCATGCGACGTGAGGAACTGCATGACGCTGATGTGATAGGTTCCCGCCGCCAGTGACACAGACAGGTCCGTATCCTGAAAGGAGGCGTTCGACGTGATGACGAAGTCCGCCGCCTGGACCTTGTCCTGGAAACCGGCTGCCACACTAACGGCAACCCAGTCCGCGCCGCCACTGCCGTCCGCGGCCAGGACGTGGCCGCTGGTCGCCGCGCCCGATCCGTGATCCGCCGCATCGATGGCGGCGTGGCGAGTCGAGGTCAGATATTGAGTGTGATCGTCGTCGGCCAATCCGGTGAGCATGCCGTGATCACTGGTGCCGCCGGGCGGCGTAGTTACACCGCCGGCCTGCCACTCGATGTTGTCGATGTAGAACCCGATCGCCGAACTGGAGCCCGTGATCGTGATTCTCAATTGATTGCAGGCCAGAGCGTTCGCGGCAAAGACCGATGACGGTATGACGACTTGCTGATACGCCGTCGTGTTGGAGCTATCGAAGGAAAAGGCGCCGGTTTTGACCGTAACCGCGGCGCCGCGCTGCGTGCCATTTTGACGCAGCGTGAGGACCATTGATTTCTGGCTCGGCCATGCCGCCTTGCTGCGGATATGCAGGACCAGCGAGTCATATGTCGCCGGATCGAAGGTTGTGCCTTTTTGAAACTGGACGTAGTGACCATTGGCAACCGCGGTGCCTTCGACGTCCTTGGTGCCCGCGTAGGGATTGCTGGTGCTGGCGACGTTGATGGTTCCGCCGCTGGTGGACGTCGTCCATTCGACGTTCTCGCGATAGACCGGCTCGACTGTGACGCCGGGATCAGTGGCGGATGCCGGGACATAGATGAAGGTCAGCTCAAGTTCCGACGACGGATCGACATCCGGTCGCTCTGGCGTCGCGGCCGGCGTCCCGGTCACTACCGACGCGGTCCCGGTGTCGTCGACCACGATCACGTCGATGCGCGGATTGGTTGCATCCGCCGTCGCCAGCGTGACCGTCGTCTGTGGCGAACTGTACTCGGTCCCGCCGATGACATAGGTCGCCGCGGAGACGAGGAAACTTAGACCGCTCGTCCACGCAACGCCGCCGCCAGAGATGAGGTAATTGCCGGTCGCGGCCGTTTCACCGAGCAGCCCGACCACTTCGTCAATCGCCGCCTGTACGTCAGTCGCCGCGAGTCCCGACGTCGAGTTGTCATAGGTCACATCCTCGGCGTCGATCGGCCCGCTGGCCCCGCCACTGCCAATGAACATGACCACGCTGACGTCGGTGTTGGTCTGCGGCAGCAACCCGCTGTCGAGGATCGTGACCGGCAATGTCCACCATGCACCGTTATCGGTCGGCGCCGCGGACAGCTCGACGCGCAAGTAGCGCGTCGCATCCAGACGCTGCTGGAACAGCATTTGCGTCCCCGACTCGAGAAACGCAAAGACCTTGCTGCAATCCGACCCGCTGCGGTTGGCTTCGTGAATGTAGACCTCGGTCACGCTGGCGGGCGTGGCGTGGTTGAAACGCAGATCGCCCGAGCCCGGATCGCTCGCCGTCGTCGCCGGGTCCATGCGCCAGGTGCCGTGAATCGACGGACTGACACCGGCCGAAGCGAGCTCGTCGATCGCCTCCTGCACGTCGTCGGCAGCCAGACCCGACGCGGTATTGTCGTAAGTGATCGCCGACGCCGGATGGTCGGGATCGGTGAGCCCAGTCAGCAGTCCGTGATCGGTGGTGCCGGCCGGCCCGGCGGGCCCCGTGGGTCCGGCAGGACCCGTGGCGCCGTCCACACCGTCTGCGCCTGGTAGTCCCGGATCCCCCTGCGGGCCCGCCGGACCTGTGGGACCTGTCGCGCCGTCCGCACCATCCGCACCGGCAGGCCCGGGATCGCCCTGCGGTCCGGCAGGCCCTGTCGCGCCAGTTTCACCCTGTGGACCTTCCGGACCTGTCGGGCCGGCAGGCCCGGTTGGTCCCGGTGGACCTTCCGTCCCATCGCCACTGCCGCCGCCGCCGAACGTGCCGACCAACGCGGTGAGCACGCGATCCCGCAGCATCAATCCATCGCCGACCTCGATCTCCTCGGCCTGTCCTCGGCCTGAGGAGGAACGCCCGATCAGCTTCCCGCTGTCGATGGTTGGCATTGCGGCTTCAGTGGCGCGCGATTGAGCTGGCGAACCGGCTTCCAGTGCCGTGAATTCCCAACCGCCGTCGAGTCGCTTGGCGAGCTCGCCGGCGTGGCCCTCCCATTCGCCCACCGGGTGCGTGCCAATGAGGTACACATCG